TGACGATGACGACTACAACATGATTGATGAAATTATGCATTTGGTAACTATAATTTTTCTAGTGTTGATAACAATTACTTTTCTTGCTGGCGTAACTGGCTTTATTTGGGGGATGCTATGAACAGCGAAGAAGACGAATTCAAGAGGATTGAGGCAGAGGCCAAGCGCCGAGCATTGCAGGACGAGGACGACGACACGCAGGTTTACAAGAAGCTGTGGGTGGGGCTAAATTGGGAAGACATGCCCGAAGAATATGTTGGCAACAGAAGTTTTCTTTCTGGAGCGAGGTGGGCCGCCGCCCGGTTGAAGGAGCGCAATTATGACTAAAGATGAAATCATCCTCATAGCAGACGCCTCTGGTCTGTCGTGGTACGGCATGGGCCGCGACAGAGATAAATTTCTGCACTACCTAGAAGCCTTTGCCAATCTTGTTGCCGCTAGTGAGCGTGAGGCTTGCGAAACGGCGGTGGAGGACATGGCAAGGAAATATCAAAAAGCACATGAAGTAAGCGCGGAGAACGTGGCTGACGCCTGTGCTTACGCTATCAGAGCAAGGGGAGAGAAAGCATGACCAACAGAACAGTAATGCAGCAGGCGCTGGAGGCGTTGGACATTGTGAAATTACAGTACACACAAAACCGCCATATAAACGATGCCATCACCGCTATCAAAGCTGCGCTGGAGCAGCCAGTGCAGGAGCCGAGTCAGTGGCGTGACATAGTTGTCGTTGCCTTAGTCCGCGAGGGCGTCAACAAGCATCGGGCGCGTGAACTTGCTGATCATTTTGCAGCACAGCGCCCGTGGATAGGTCTGACGAATGATGATAGGTTTGAAATTGCGGCGGAGCAGCATGGGTGGGAAGATTTGCTTATCGCGGCAGAAGCCAAGCTAAAGAATAAAAACACATGACACAAGCAAAGATTAGAGATATTTTGGCTCAAGTACCTGATGGTATGACTACCAAACAATTAGCACTCAAGTTAAATGTTGATCAAGCATCAGTTAGCCGATCATTAAAACTAATGCGTGATGTCTATATTGACCGTTGGCAAAAAACCACAAGTCGATATTCTGCTGTGCATTGTCTAGCCTCTATACCAGAAGACTGTCCTCACCCATGATGACACCAACTTTTAACACCTGGGACCGAGAGGCTCTGGATCAATTTGCTCTAGATTCCTACCTACAACTTCAACACCAACAAGAACAACTAGAGCAACTTAGAAGCGATCTTAAAGATGCAATTAAAGCATATCGAATGTTTATGAAAGAAACAGTGCTCTCTCATCATTCCGACGTTTAACTAATCCTGGTAACACTTTACCACCACCTCTTGTAAACTTTAAGAACTCATCTGCCGCTTCTTGTATTTCGTTCCTAATAACTTTTTGACGGAGGGTTGATCGCTGTACTCCTCCCAAACCAAGATTAAAAGCAAAGCTGGTAAGAGCATCATTCTGACCGATGGTAAGCACCATAGGAAAAAGTCGGGTGATCCCAGTTTCAAATCGCTGGAGATCAAAAGCAAGGAGTCCATCTACTTCGTCTTTTGAAAAAGTACGGTTGTCATTTGGTTCCAACGGAAAAGCATCCCTTTGATCCAATGGTAAACGACCTTGATTTGGGTAAAGAACATGGCCTACTCCTACAGTCCACAATTTTGCTGGGCAACGATACGGTTTATACCGCACGCCTTCATGGTGTTTGATCATCTCCTTACAACGATCAGAAACTTTCAATCTTTACCACCCTTGAATGCTCTGCCACCAAAGTGAAAGCTAATAATAGATGCAAAGATGATCTGAGTATCAGCGTCCCACAGTTTTGCAATCAAGACATCAAATGGGATGCTGTGATACCAAGCATAGGAAAAACCACCAATTTCAACAAAAGCAAACAGCAAGAAAAACCCATACGTTAGTATGGGGCGAACACCAGAGCGTAGATTAATCATCCACTGTGATGCACCCTGTCCTATTGCTATGTCATGTGCGTACAGTGCAGCCCGTTCTGATGCCTCTGCTTCAATGGCTTGACCTTCAACCTTAATTTCTTCTACTCTTTGCTGGGCTTCAAACCCTGCTCTACGTAGTTCAAGCTCACGTTCAATCTGAAGTTGAGCCATTGCCATCTCATGCTTCTTGTCAGCACGGTCTTGAAAGAAACCAAGCAGTTTGGGTAGACCCCCGGCGAGGAAGGAGATCAGGGTTGAGAGTAGGGTTAGCATTATTTCTTCTCTAGTTTGGTGTTGATTACAGCAATCTCTTGTCTGTTGTGCATGATGTCATCTCTGTTCTTTTGGATTTCTTTCTCCAAGTCCTGCCTCAGCTTTTCCCTTGCGAGTTCAGCGCCTGAGTTGCTGGCTTGTTTGTTATCGGATGTAACAACAAGACTGATCTTGCTGTTGAGGATAGTCACTTCATGGCTAAGATTTGACAAAGCAGACATTAAATACACAACGCAGCTAAACAGCAACGGCAAGATTGCAAACGTAATCTTCTCAATTAGTGCGCTTTTGTCGTCCATCATTATCTATCTCCAACAATCTGCCAAGTTAAGTACGCTACCAACCCAACACTACTCTAACAATAAATTATTATTAGAAGCAGCTTGCATGATGATCCAATTAGTACCATCAGATACTAAAGTAGCCCAGTTACCAACAACATCTAAAAGAATAGCAGTACCTGCTACGGTACTGTCTAAAGGAACTATGTTACTAGTAGCAGAGTTTACTAACTGTGCCTGCATATTTTTAACCGTAATATACCGACCTGTCCAACTTGAAGCAGCAGGAAATGTTAATGTTAAAGCCGAACCACTTTTGTTGTTAATAATCCAAGTATCTGTTCCAGCAATAGTGTAATCAGCAGTCTTGGTCAAAACAGTAGACAAAGGCACATAGTCAACATTAGCCACTGCTGCTGAAATAGCAGTCCCATTGCCTTTAAGAACCCCTGTAATGCTAGTTGTCAAGGTAATGGCAGGAGTAGTTGTAGCAGTTGCTACAGTACCTGCAAAACCATTGGCTGATACTACAGACACGCTAGTAACAGTTCCTACAAAATCAGTACCCCAAGCAGGAATACCTGCTGTTACACGCAAAACTTGTCCTGAACTACCTATTGCTAATTTAGACCAAGTATTAACTCCTGACCCATACAGTACGTCACCAGTAGTTACAGATGATTGGCCTGTACCACCATATATTGCAGCTAAAGCATTGTCTAAAAATATAGTTGTAAAATTTGCTTCTGCAGCTATAGTTAAACCAATGGGTGTGCTATCAACAAGACTACCAGTAATAAAAGCACCACTAATATTATTGCCTACCAGTGATATGCCACTAATATTTCCTCCAGTAATAGTTACGCTACCAGCATCTTGAGATGCCATAGTCCCATAAACTCTATCACTAAGTCTTTGAAACCAATCTCTCCAAACAAAACTTTCTTGAATTTTGTCTTGGGGAATAGGAGGAGCTAGTCTAGCCATAGTTACTTTTTATTTCTAGCAGAAATAGCACTAGCCTTAGATTTTGCATCAGTCTTAGAAGATGCACCCCAAGCTTGAAGAGACAAAAGCAAACGAGTAGGCTTACCATCTTTGTACTCTGGTCCTGGCATACCACCCATACGAGCCAAGAAAGAAGCTCGACGAGGATTGTCACCTGCTTTTACTGGAGCTTTAAGAGTTCCACCTTTATAAGAGGCACGACCTTTAGCATTTAAACCACCTTTAGGGTTCTTGCCTTCTTTACGTGTCCAAGCTTCTGTTGTAGCCATTATCTATACCTCGCAGTTTTTTTAGCAATATCTTTAGGTTGCTTTACAAATTGTTTGCCAACAGATTTGCCAGCACGTTTTGCACGGGTAGTTGCAGCATATTCAGCAGCACTAAGACTTTTAATTGCAGCTTCTGGAAGATATCTTTCTCCAGTGTCAGAAGATCTCTTACCACTTTTAGTTCTCCACTTTTGATCACCCCAATCTTTAAGAGACTTCTGCGCTGGCTTCACTTTTTAGCCTTTTGTTTTGGAGGCGGTGTGTGGGTTAATACCTTACTTGTTGGAGTATGTTTTGCACCCGTCATTAAAACAGTACCTGCTTTATGAATCGGACCCTTATATACTTTACCAGTAGAAAGATAGTGCGTTGCATTTTTACTCATGATTTATATCCTCCACCTGCTGCTTTATATTTCTTAGCAACAAGTTGTGCTTTACGAGCCGACCACTGGCCTGCGCCAGTACCTTGTGTAGCAGCAGCCATAACTTGAGACACAATTTGCTTTCGCAACTTGGGCTTTGTATAAGTGTTTGCTGAATTTACAGTAGATTTAGTTGCCATTTTATAAAAGGTGTTACTAGTATCTTACTTTACTTTTTTAAGTCTTGGATTTGCTTTTTTTGCAGCAGGACTAGCATTACGAGCACCTGCTGCTAGGATTGCTCCTGCAGATTCCATAGACACACCCTGTTTTTTAGCAATAGATTTTTGTGAAGCTTTAAAACCAGGGTGAGCTTTAGTTTTCATATGCTTGTTATTTCTTTTTCATCATACGAGCCATACTCATCTTTTCTTTTTTCATAGGGCTTTTTACCAT